TGACTTCGACTTGATCTTTATCTAGGTAGTCTTCCCAAGCCATCGTAAATTCTTCTGGCTTAAGAGTGAAGTAACGTCCATACAACTGGTCGCCGAGATAACCACTTACGATTATACCGTCTTCAAAGGTAGGAGTCAAAAGAGGTAAAGAGATGTCACAGTCTATCCCTCGTGGCAAAATATGTTTCTCTAACATATTACCAGACTCTACAATTGAGCTGAAGTTACAAAAAACTTTCAGTTGTTTTGGGTGAGCTACCTGCATTAGAGAGAATAGCGCTGTGGTGCTATCTAAACCACCAGACCAAGATATGTTTATCTTCTTACCAGTTGAAACTAATCTTTCAGCAGTCTCTATACAGATCTGGCTGAATGGTTTATTGAATGAAGAATCGTACTCAGGTAAAGGTTCATACTCAGCCATCTTAAGATAGTGCGGGAGCGTCCTAGTTCTGTCCTGAAACATATCCATGTTTCCTTGGTGTATTCTAGAAGAACCTTTAATATCCCACTGCTCTAAATTTAACCTTTGGTAAATCGGCAACACTTTCTCGAAGTGTTCTGATTTATAACGTTGTATATTTGGAGAGTGGATAACATTATGTTCCCACAAACTATGTATGTTACAGTTTCTAATCATAATCTTAATCTAACAGGCAGTGATGTCTCACGAATACCCCACCTACCCATATCATCAGTAACAATTATATAATCTTTATTGTTGATGATACGTTCTTTGTTGTCATGTACATATTTTATCGCATACGGAGATGCGATAATCATATACTCTGGCACTAGAATTTCATAGGCATCTGTTCTTTTGATGAACTCATCTTCATTTGAAGAATCATACCAGAAAATATCTTTTAGTGTCCTAGTGTTTCTATTAATACAAGGATAGAAAGGGATGTTCCATACCCATCCCTTAAGAATCGGTTCCATATCATTTCACAAGATGTTGGGCGAGAACCATACAAGAGATCCAAGCCCAGATGACGTTGAACCCAACGAGAGTCGGGAGTAATTTCTTGTTCGACGCCCAGATGAGTGACAACGAAGTGCCAAGAGTGAAGAAGTATAACCACCAAAGCTGGATACCGAAGATAAGTCCAGGGATGATAATAACTGCCTTTGCAGCCCAACTTGCAAACTCAACAGTGTTGTAGTTCGTCCAATACTCTTTCGTGAACCACATACCAAAACAATCACGAATCTTACCCCAATTGGAGTGAGTGAACACAACAGCACACAACACAGCCCATACTGCTGTTGCGACCATAATTTGTTCTAATGTCATCGTTTAGTTTCCACTTCTAGAACTTCTTTACCTGCATCGATCTTGTTCCATGCACGTTCGTGGAAGAAGTAAAGGATACTATTCACTACAAGAGCGAAAGATACTACACCAAGACCAACAGTCCAAGAACCAGAAGCCAACCATCCACCAACAAAGTTAGTGATAGTCACTAAGATGCGCCAAGTAACAACCTTACCTAGTGAGCGCATAGCCTTCTCATAAAATTTAACGTCTTCCATTAGACTTTCTCCGTTTCAATATTACATTTAACTAAAAAATTCAACCCATCTTCATTACGATATGAGTTACGATAGTACACGTGCTTAATACCAGCTCCGTATATTAATTTAGCACACTCTACGCAGGGGGCGTGCGTCACAAAGATAGAAGCACCTTCTCCAGACTCAGTAGACTTAGCCAGCTTAGAGATAGCATTCGCTTCAGCATGAATGACTTCTTTCTTAGTAACATCCTCTGCAACCAGAGACTGTGGGTTCACGTAGCGGAATTCGCAGGTGTTGTCCCATCCAGCAGGTGTACCATTGTATCCGATCGAGGTGATACGATTGTCTTTGACGACAACCGCACCGACTTGCAATCTCTTCGCTGAACTTAACTGAGCGAATCGCTCTGCTGTGTCCATGAAGGCATCAATCCATTTTTGTTTCATTTTCCAAATCCAAACGGGCACTTACGTTCTTGTTTATCCATCTCTTCTGACTTCTTCTTTTCTTTGAGATATGAACTCCATCTATTTGTTTTCATATGAGCCCAGTCTGATGGGATTGGGTCTATATCTTCCCACTCCTTACCTTCAACAAAATGATTTCTGATTTCTACTTCAGCATCAGATATTGGGATTAAATGTACCAGTGGTGTTCCAGGTTGAATGAAAAAGTCTTCAGACTTTTTATTGACGAAGATATTAACGTTAGTAGTTGATTGTGTATCAAACCACAGAACACCTGGACTTACAATAAAATTATTCGCATGTTGGGGGTGGTTCCACATAGCTTGGTTCCAAGAGAACTTAACACCAGTTTTCTCTCTAAACTTCCAAGGGCTTAGTAATTTAGCATGCGTCCATTCTTCGTACATACCAGAGTACTGCTCTTTAGGATGCGTATCGAAACTATACTGGTTAGGCATCATGGCTAGAGCAGAGGTTCTCTCTGACGAAGTTTTTGGTTGACATATAAACTCTGTCCAAAAAGGAATAATGAAACCAACTTTATACAATTCTGTTAATCCATTACACCCTTTTATGGTAGAAATATCTCTCTTTATTTTAGTGACGTCGTGGGTGATAGAGATATATCTCGGCATAGATTTTATATGCTCTGGAAAATATGTTATCGCTTTTCTAATCTTATACAACTCGTATACAGATTTGTATGGTGTGAAACAATCAACAACAATTTTCTTTTTCTTAAACCAGAACATCATAATTTCATAATCCTATCGATAACCTCTTTGGCTTCTTTCATCCCGTCTTCTATCATCTCTTCATCAAACAACTCATCCTTTGCCATCTGTATCATAACCAAGACTCGCATCGCATCATCTTGGTTCATACTATCAAGCATCATCTTAAACTCATCTTCATGAAGGCTCAGAAGAAAGAGAAGAAAGTCTCTATCTTCATCCTCGAGGTGTCGCACTTTTCTTCTCTACTGGAGCAATGAAGCCAGCTTCAGTCACGAGTTTAGCTGTAATCTTTTTATACAACTTATGCAGCTGTTGGTCTTTGATAGCAATAAGAGCCTCAGCTTCTTCTGGATGCACACCTTCAAGTAAAGAGATGAACAATGACTCTCGCTTCAGTGGTTTCAAGTCAGCACGACAGAACACATAAAGACGACGCATCTCGTTGAAGAGGTTTGTTGGCGTCATACCCATGGGTTCTGATGCTGGTTTGAACGGTGGCGTACCTTCTGGAAGAATCATCTTCTTAGTTGGGTCAAACGCATACTCAAAAGCTAAGCGTAGTACAGCGTCACCTTTATATTTCTCGATCTGCTTCGGGTCTTCATTGATCTCGGAAAGCATTTGTGTCAGATATTTTCTCATTAAAAGTCCTCTAAGTCATCCAATAGTAGGCGACACTTGTGTGTGATCAGATAATTCATAATTGACATCTTATCGCCTGTCGGTTTTGTATTTAGGTAGGTAACCACGATCTCTTCTTCCACATCAGGTGGAATGTTATCGAAGGCAACCAATACAGAGTTACGTTTCCAGTTACGTTTCTCATCATCGGTGCGACAAGCATCATAACCTGATTCAATAAACTCAGCAAGACGTTTCGCAGAGACTGGCTTTTGGCGTTCACCCTTAATAAATACATCGTCTTTTGAGAGAATGTTCGGGATACCGTCACCAGCATCACCCTTCACGATGTGCTCGATCATGAACTCTTGAATCTCTTTCTTAGTGGCATTGATGTATTTCTTCTGCATCGGTGACCACTGGTTTACATTCGGATAGAGTTGGAGTTGCTTAAAGTCTTTATCAGAAGAAAGAATCAGAACTTTCTGAGACTCTTCAACCAACCCTTCTTGAACCAACTGATTGGTCTGAACCCACTTTGTCATACAGGCAATTACATCATCGGCTTCGGCACGATCAACGTGGATAACTCGATATGGGAAATGCTTGGCGATGTCCTCACGCAATTCGGTGAGTGTGTCAAAGATCAATTTCCAATCTAAGTCGGACGCATCACGATTCTTTTTACGAGAGGCTTTATAGTGTTCGAAGTATTCTTTGCGCCAGTACTTACGACCATCACAAGCAATGACGATCTCTCCATACTCTTTACCATACTTACGTTTGTATGACTTGATGGTGGAAAGTGTTACGTGACGAATAAGGTTCTTAACCTCAGACTCAGTGCCTTTGAGTTCTCGTTGGAACGTAAGGATAGTGCTCAGCGCAACTTGGCTATAATCAATTAGAATCATTTTGTGTGTCCAAACGTTGGTCTCTGATATTAAAGAATGCTGAATTACAGTATCTGCCATTACCACTTAGGGTATTCTGCATGGAAGAAACTATAGGTAGAACTTCGTGTACTGTGCATGATGCGATGATAACAACTCTATTATCCACAATCTCAACAGTTGCTTCTTTGCTAGAGTTGCACGATTTAAGAACAATCTCTCCACCAGAAAACTGTTTAGGTTCTTTAGTGAAATAGTTTAGCGCAGTAAAGAATGCGATATCTGTATGTGGTTTATAATAGTCTGCATTTTCATAGTAAGACAGAAGATGCGTCTTTGTATTGCAGTGGAACAAAGACTTATACATCGTATTATACGATAGAACTTTATTTCTAAAGAACTCAGTCTCCATATTAGAAATGAGACTAGAGATTAAAGCCGAGTGTCTCCAGTTATTGAATACCTCTTCAAGAAATATACCATTCTTAGAAGTTTGAACAACACCCTCTGCAGTCGCAGAAGATAACGTAGTTTCATCTCGCATGATAGATGGTTTAGTAAGCCACACCAACTCTTTACGAATATCTTCCAGTTGAGACTGTGAATAGAAGTTATCGATAACGATGGCATCAATACCATCTTCGATATACGTAAACTCCATTAAAACGCTCCAAGCAGGATACACTCTTCATTTACTCGCCCATTGGGAGCAGAAGGTTTGGTTGTTAGTTTCTTGAACGCACCATTCAGAGCACGTTTGCCCATGGCAAGACCTTTGAAGAATTCTTCTGGTTTGCGTAGTGTCATGGTCTTAGATTCTTTGACATCGAACCCGAGGATTGTCGTACCCTTAACAGACAGAGTCCCACCATCAGACTTATACACAGTCACCTTGCGGTACTTAGTATTATACACCCATAGTTCAGTAGATGTCAAGATGTCTTCTGGCTTGCACGACTTCAGTTTAAGTTCAGCAAACTCTTTCATAAATTTCATCTTAGAAACTACCTTAGTGGGAGACACTGCTTTGCGTTTACGTGGTGCACGATTCGCCTTAGCGTTCTGAATTTGTTGTTGGCAGTCAGAGACGATCTCTTCCAAGAAGCCCAACAGTTTCTTCAACTCACGCTTGTTGAAGTTGGAGTAACCTTCCACGATCTGGTCGTTATCTCCAGCAATTGCTTCTTTGATTTCTGGAATACGTCCTGCGAAGAAGTCACCGATACGTTTTGCGATAGGGGCTGCAACTTGGTTGGCAGCGAGGTAGTTCTTTGTGGAGAATTTAGTTGATTTTGTAGTTGTGAATTCATCGATAGCACCTTCGATCTCACCAGCCAGTTCATGGGCTTTTTCGTCCATGCGGTCTTGGATAGATGGAGTTGCCACTGGAACGACAACTGTTTTATCTTCTTTAATTTTCTTTGGGAGTGCGTTCTTGCGGATGATATGATTGACCATATTATCGATGGTCTTCATGTGGTCATCGCTGAGCACATTTTCGTTTGACACGAGGCGACAGAGTACACCGAGTTGGCGAACATCATAGTCGTCTGCTTTATTGATAGCAAGGACTTCAGTCTTCTTGCCGAGTTTTGCAAAGTATTCGAGTGCATACTTGCGAATTTTCTTTTCATCTACGTTATCACGATACCAAACCAATGCGTTGGTCAGGGAAACGTTGTAGTTGTCCTGATCCAACATTGGTTCATCGATAGTCTTACGTAGAGTTGCATGTGCTTTCGCACGTTTTGCGGTAGTCGCCATAGGTTCTTAGCCTCCAATTAATAATATATTATACCGCAAATCGGATTAAATGTCAAGCACTTTTTTGGACTCCAGTGACCTCCTCGTACAGCGTCTCGAAGTCCTCGTGGTCTTGTTTCTCTTGGGTAAAGTTTTGTTTGTGATAAGTCTTTGCAATTCGGTTGATGATTTTCTTCGGGAGTTGGAACTCAGCATTGAGTTCTTTCACAATTTCTCGAATCAAATCGCTCTCTGCCTCTTTGCGAGTCATTGAATTGCTAATCTCTTGAATAGCGTCTCGAAACTTTTTACGGTCTGCTGGTGATGAAATCATGTATGTCCTTAGTCACTAAATGATGAAGATGAGCCACTGTCAGAAGAACTGTAGCTAGAAGATGAATCGCTAGAATAGCTAGATGAGTAGCTTGAAGAACTAGAAGATTCGTAAGATGATGTTGGAGTGATAGTTGGTGTATCGTTGGTCCAAGAAACTGTACCAGTTACGGTATCAGATGAACTGTTCAATGCTTGTTGAAGAATCATCTGTGTGAGAATCTCAGCACCAGAATCGTCACTGTAAAGCATAGTGCGGTCATCAGAGTAACGACGACGATGCGCAGCAGTTTCCTCTACACGACGAGATGTTGGAGTAGATGCAGACCACTGAGCCATCTTAGCTCTACGTTCGGCTCTTGCTTGACGAATACGTTCGTTGTTTTCTTCAATCTCACGCATGATCTGTTCATGGCGTTCTCTTGCTTGCTTCTCAGACCATCGGTGAATGGCGTAGATAACAAGAGCAGAGACAAAGAGTCCTGCTAAAATTGTAATTTCAAGAGTACTCATCATTAAGCCTTAAAGCTAGCTTCGCCTCGGAAGAACATACCCAAGATAACGATAGCCAACCAAGTATCAAAGGTAGCGGGAATCGCCAATGCAGGGAACAAAGTGTTTGCAGCCCAGATGACAGCAAACGGGAAGAAAACGACCAGTGCAATGGCCAATAGAACAATCAAAACTGCTTTCATAATAAACCTCTTAGTAAGAAATAAGTGACATCAAACGGAAAGAACGCCATTCGCCTTTATCAAGGTCGAATACTCGAACTGCGGATCCAACAGTGCTGGTAGTCTGCGCCTCTGTTGATTTTGGACGCTTGTCTGCTGGGATCTTAGACTCGACAAGGGTGCATCGCATGATACGCTCTGTACCATCGGCTTTTGTAAATTTGACAGTGGCTTCGTCAGTGCGCAATTTTTCAAGAAGGTTTTCCTTTAGAAGATCAAGGTTTACGTTTTCAAGCTGCATCATTTTCAAATCTCTCTTTCATATTATATAAAAATGGTTTGAAGAATTCTTCAAACTCACGGTTGGTGAAGAACATCTGATACTTGTTGTCCAGAATAAACTCACCATTATCATCAGGTAACTGACTTTTCAGTGTCACCTCAATTGTATCTCGTTCGTGCTCGACGACTGTTACAGCAGTCAGAAGACCATTGCGAAATAACTCACCTTCATACAGAACTTTGCTCATAAGAATCCTTCTTGTGTTTTGTTTTTCGAGTGTACTTAACCCTACTCTCAACCACACGCATGCGGTACTTTGGAGTACGTAGATCTTTTGCTACAAGATCTCGAGGTTTGATAGGGTTATTATACTTCATCTTTCTTTACAAAACAACTTTCATTGGATCGTCTCGTGAGTTGCAAACGGTGTTACTTGGTCTGCAATTAGTTCAAACAATAATTCTTCTACTTCGTGTAGTTCTTCTATGGTGACTGCCGTTGGAGGTAATTCACCAGCCATAACCTTCAGCATCACTGCCTGTCGCTCTTCAGTCATTTCTTATCTCCAAAAATGTTGGACCATTGTTGCAATTTTGCCAGCTTAAGACTCTTAGCTTTTAATACTGGTGCTTCACGCACAACACCTTTGTTGATCATCAAGTCGATCATACACATCAGATCGCCTATTTCTTCTTCTAGGTGTTCTCGGTTGGTCACACCATTGTGATGGTCGTCAAGACCAAACCGAAACACTTTGCTGATAGCCTGAGTGACTTCAGCACATTCTTCTTGGGTGATTAGCATAATCTCCCGATTCACATCATTCATACAATTCTCCAATGTCATATTCAAAACGATCTGCCATACGCTTCAGAGTTTCCTCTGGCACGTTGTGAACAGAACCGAAAGAGTTCTGACACAGAATCACAGTTGGAATTATACCAAATTCTTTTGCAATGTCAAAGTAAGGTTGCAACTCTTTCTTAGTAGTGAATGTGTTAGACACTACAGGAGAGAAACCTCTTGTCAATAACTTGCGTGTTTCATCTTGACACCACTTGTGGGCTTCGCCCAACTTCGTCACATCAAATGCATAGTCCTTACCCCAGAATTGGTCTGTCTCTAAGTGCCAGTACCATCCGATCAAGTTCTTAGCCAATGTGGACTTACCAGAGCCTGGAAGACCACGAATCAATAACAGTTTCATATTTATTCCTCAATGAACCCTAACACAGTGAATTATGCCCTAAGTCAAGTGTTTTGTCAAGGGGCGATAAAAAACCCCTCTTTGCAGAGGGGTTATTCTTAGTTTGGGAAACTAAAGTATTACACCCAGAGGAAAATGCCTTGGAACAACAACACCACACCAAGAACACCAACACCCCAAGATGCATAGTACATACGCATATCAACTGCAATGATAGAGGCAGACAACAATACGATTGCAAGTTGGAACAACATACCAGAGAAAGTCAACCATGGGCTATGCACACGGGCTTCGTCACGTGCAGCTTCTTGAGCACGAGCCTTCTCTAACAATTCCTTCTTACCTTCGCCAGTCTTTGGATCAGATTCATAGCGGTCAATCTTAGCTTGCAGCTTTTCAACACGAGCCTTGTCGCCCATCTTCTTTGCTTCTTCTAATTGACCTTCAGCAATAGACTGCTTGATAGACTTAGACTGATAGAATCCGTATGTGTTAGATGCCTTCAGTAAGTTGGTCATTGCAGCACCACTGAAACTATTGGAGAAGTAAGTGTTGATTGCTAGCAACAATGCCATAACAACAATTACTAAACCTGCTTTGTCTTTGATCGCAGCTTCACGTTCACTACGTGTTGGGGCTTTCTTTACTTCTTCTGCCATTGTACTTCCTTATTTTGCTAATGGGTTATCAAGAGCTTTTTGAATCTTCACATCAACTTCACGTTTAACTTCTTTGATCTCACGCTCAGTAGATTGACGAACAGAACGCAATTCTTGATCAGTCTCACGCTGGGATTGTTTAGCTGAACGCTCAACGTTATCCACAACTGTTTCAAGACGACGAATGTCGCTCTTTAGATCGTTCTTGATATCTTGTGTATATTGGACTGACTTCTCAGAGTTCTGCATAGTCAATTCCATCTTCTTATTTAGTTCAGACAAGTCTGGAGCCACGTATTCTGTGATACGCTTCTTCATACCTTGATAGTCTTTGTATACCTCGAATGCGCCATATAGACCACCGAGTGTTGATGAGACTAGCGTGAATGCCACCATCAACTTAGCAGGGGTGAACTCATATCCACCGATGCTAATGACTGTGTCTTTGCTAGCGTATTTCTTCATTGCTTCTTCTGCTTGGTCAATCTTAGCGTTGACGTCTTTGATTTCTTCTGCCATTTTTATCTTCCTAGGTTGTATTGTGAATCTACCATTTCATTATGTCTTGCTTCGGAGCCACCGAACATTCTTTGGTTGGCACGATTGTCAATAGTTCTTTGATTATTATAAACTGTGAATGGTTTGTAGCCTACCACATCAGGTATGACTGTCTTACCATACGAGTCAAATCCAGGTGTGAATCCCATTGCTTGAACTACAACGTCCTGAATCTGTTTTTGAGCTTCCATGTTAGCTGCCTTACCCATTTCGTTGGCAAGGTTCTTACCTTTCTCAACGGCTTCCTTCTTGGCTGCTTCGGCTCTACGTTCTGCCAATGCTTGACGAGCAGTTGGCTGTGGTTTCTCACCCTGTGGTCCACCTTGCGCCATTTGTGGAGGTGGTTGTCCACCCTCTGGCTTTGGACCTTCTGGTTTCTTTTCCTGCGGTGCTTGTTGCGCTGGAGGGGGTGGGGGTGCTACTAACTGCACTGGAGCAGCTGGCGCTGCAGCAGAGTTTGCAGTTGGAGGTGGAGCAGCAATAGCTTTATCAACTGTGGTACTACCTGTAGAAGATGGAGTAGTCGAAACAGATCCACTATTATCTACTGTAGCAGTGGCCACTGGAGCAGTCTGAGCGATAACACCAGCAGTTGCTATAATAGAAGCAGTTCCCTGCTGTTCTAGTAACATCTTCTTGGCATACGCTTCAGAGTAGTTCGGACAAGTTCTATCGTACAATCCATTCAACGAACATTGTTGACTAAAGTATGCTTGCTGATAACCAGCGCAGTCTGTAGCATATAATGGGTTTGCAGTGCACTGTTGATTCTTATAAGCTGCTGCGTACCCAGTACAATCAGTAGCATATAATGGGTTCAATGAGCACTGTTGATTTTTATAGGCGACAGCATAACCACTACAAGTCGTTGAGAAGAGTGGATTAGCTGTGCATTGTTGTGTAAGATACGCTTGAGCATATCCAGTACAATCAGTTGCGTAAAGAGGATTGATTGAACATTGTTGGTCGTGGTATGCATTTCGGTATCCTACACAATCAGTAGCATAAAGAGCATCAGCACGGCATCGAGCATCGTGATAAGCAGTACTGTAACCAGTGCAAGCTGTGCTGAAGAGAGGGTCGATTCCACATTGTTGGTCTTGGTATGCTTGTTCATATCCAGAGCACGTAGTTGAGTATAGTGGGTTAACTGAACACTGGTATGTCAAGTACGCTGCTGCGTAGCCTGGACAGCTCGGGGCGTAGAGTTGGTTTGCGTTGCACTGCTGAGTTTGATAAGCTGCAGCGTACCCAACACACTGAGTAGAATACAGAGGATTGCTAGCACATTGTTGTTCCGTAAATGCTCGCTGGTAACCAGCACAGCTAGTTGAAGATAGTGGGTTAACTGTACATGGGTCTGGAGTGTAGACAGCCTTACTCCACATATCACCAATGTACGCTTGGTCGTAGGTAGTGGCAGTAAAGTTAAAGTTACCCAGAGTGGATAAGTTTCTGCTTGTAGGAAACAGATACTGATAACGAGTGGTGTTGTAACTGTTAGTGTATGTTCGGTTAACAGAGTATAGAGAAGATCCACTAGCGTCTGTGATGTTAACGTTAGTCGATACAGACGGAGTTATAACTTGACCCCAGCACCCGAAGAAGTCCCAAGAGTTACAATATGGACCATTGGCGTTGGCTTGGTAACCCCACTGGAATCCGTGGATCATAACCCCAGATCCAGATAGAGCCAATGCTTGGTTGATAGCGTAACTTTGATTGATAGACGCACCGAATGTAGCATAACCAGTTGGGTTAGGGACTAAGTTATCGCTAACGTTGACTGTATTGTATCCAGCACAAGTAGTTGCATAGGCTGGGTTTGTGGCGCATGGGTCTACCGTGTATCTTAGACTCATATTGACGTTACGGATCTGTGGACCAAAGTATCCACCCCAGTATCCGTTATCACCACCAGTTACACCGATCTGTAGATAAGTGGCGTTGGCCATCTCGATTGGAGTCGTGGCTGTCTTAGTGCCACTGTATGCAGTCCAGTCGAACTTAGTATTGAAGTATTGATTGGTGGATAGTAGAACAGAGTTGTTTGCGCCACGAAGAGCGGTGGCCACAGTAAATGTATCGATACCACCCTGACGATCATCTCCGTTCATATTACGAACTTGGTAGCTATAGTTATAGCCATTGATCTTCACACCAGCACCGACACCTGCTAGCGCATTGTTGATGGCGATAGTCTGGCCAACATATGCGTTAGCGTTGTAGCTGAAACTAACTGTATTTGTGGCTGGGTCGTATATAGGCGCAGGTCCACCTGGACATGGTCCAGCAGTGGCGCAACCAGATGGTATGGTACCAGTAGTTACACCTGTCCACGTATGGGTAGTCCCAGACGTGATTAAGTTAGGTGTTGTTTGTTCAGTCTGAGCAGTTACTAAACTAGAGAACCCTAACAATAAAATTGCTAGGAGTTTCTTCATTAGTCTTTGCTCTTAACTGCTTTTGGTTTACGGTCTGGGTTTTCTTCCCAGATTGCTTTGGCAGATTCGCCAATTTTACCGTCTACAGGACATGGAGTCCCTGCGTTCATCATTGCGGTGAACACACGTTCGTCTTGGCACATGATAGATACGGCAGCAACTTTCATGCCCATATCATAGATACCACGAGCGAGTTTCAATCGTTCGCAGTTCTTATCTGTCATAGTGCCACCCATCGAGATACCAAGGATCTGCGTTTGCACGGCAGCAGAAGCGCCAACTGCACAAACGTCACTATTGATAACTGTAATGGCTGGTGCAACTGCCGTTGGTGGAGGTGATTTAACAGTTGTTGTACTGTTAGATGTAGAATCTGTTGTACTTCTAGAAGTCGAGTCAGTAACGATTGGGTCAGTGACCGCAAACGCTGTAGATGTAGCCATAACAAAAAGTACGCTTGTGGCGATCTTCTTGAACATCGTTATTATCCTTGTTATTGTTATTGTTGAGAGATACAACAACTATTTAGGATTTTGGTTGTTGCAGTTCTTCTACTTCGGATTCAATAGTTTTTACATTAACACCTGGAGCACTTTTAACTTTGTTCAAAAATGATTGTGCTCTAGAGCCTACATTTTCTTGAGTGTTTTTAGGGTAACTCTTAGTGTATAGTTCCTGTGACCATTCTTTTGGAGGTTCTTCAACTTCTAGTTCAAGTTCCTCTTCATTAACCACGGCAATGTTTTCTTTTGGAGGTTCTGGTAAATCAACCTCTTCTTCTGTTTCAACAGTATCCTCTAGGTGAATTTCTATTGGATCAGGCATAGTAACATCAGCCACATAAGGTGGATCAGGTAATTGATAATCGTCTTCAGATTCGATAACTTTAGTATCTTTTCTCTTTAGGTTCCAGTTAGCCGCAATCAACAACAATACTGCCAATGGATCAAATACGGCAACGATCATCATAGTAACGAAGCGAACTGCTTTCTCGAGGATATCGTCAGATGGATTACCCTCATAGATGACAGCTGCAATATACTTGATTGGACCTACTTCTGCTTCAACCTTACGCACTTCGGACGCAATTGGGGCACGTTGCTCTTGTAAGGCAGCAAGGTTAGTTTGTGATTTGGATATTTCTGTAGCCAGTTGACTACGCTCTTTCTGTTGAGATCTACGCAGAGATGCTGCTTTAGTGGCACCATTTTCATTGTCTGTGCGTGCCATTGTTTGGTCAACAGCCTCATCCATCTGTTTAAGAGCCTTGCGGTTTGCATCAATATTTTCCTTCTCAGTTTTAATCTTCTCGTCTACAATGGCTAACTTAGCAGTAACGTCACCAGATGGGACGGCTTGGTCCAAGTGAGCCTTCGACAAGAAGCCGAAGATACCCATTGATGTTAAGAACATCAAAATTAGTAAAGATATGGTAAAGTAGGATTTCATTAGCAACGGGATGTCTTTCCAGTTGCGGTATAACCAAGATGCGATTACAAGTTTAGCTGCACCAAGAAGTGCGCCCATAATAGCAATAGGAATTGGGGCTGACGCAAAGATGGCCATTAAGCCGACGATGGCGTACCATTCGGCGACTGTTGACAAACCTAATGCGATAGCGAAAAGTAAATACGTCATAATTTATTCTTGATATGAGAACCATGGACTCGGACAGAGATCTGCCCATTGTAGTAGTCGTCTGATTCTAATACTCTCCTTGTGAATTGTTCTCTTGCTTCAATGTAAGAGCACTCGGCTTTGGACTTACAAAAGAAAAGAATCTCACGAACGAAGTTATCCTTGCCGAGAGACTCTACATCCTTATTTAGTTCGATACTTGACCCATAGTAATCCATCCAGTCGGAGTCAATTTTCGACTTAATCTTCTTCTTTTTCTTAGTGCCGTTCTTCAACGTCACTGTTTTGTAGCTAGTCTTAGAAAACTTAGCTAACTTCTTCCCAACGTACATACGACTGTTGGCTTTGTTCGTAATTAAATAAACAAAGCCAACACAGTCTTCGGGTAGTTCTTCAACGATAATATTTTGATAAGTCCACATAATGGACTATTTATTCCTCGTCGTCGAACTCTTCCTCTTCATAGATGTCTGCTGAACAAATTGGGCAGTAGACGATATCAGATAGATTATGGTCGTCACCCTTTACAGAGATCTTACCTGTAGCTTCACAGCTATTACACTCGAAATGTTTTGTTACCATTACGCTGCTTTCCCCCATACGTCATTCCAAGAACCAGACAAAGCACCCTTAGCATAGTCAGTAACACGGTTCTCGAAGAAGTTGCCATGAACTGGCGCATTGATCATCTCTTCAACCCACGGTAGAGGATTCTTCTTAACTTTGAAGATACCTTTCATACCCAATGAGATGAGACGACGATCGGCGATATAACGAATATACTGTTTAACTTCCGCTGGTGTTAGATCACGCATGTCTGAACCCGCAAAAGATAGATCGATAAACTTGTCTTCAAGTTCAACCATCTTCTCAGCGATTGTATATATCTTTCCTTTAAGTTCATCATTCCAGATATCTGGGTTTTCTTTGATAAACTCCTTGAACAGACGAATCATATTCTCGGCATGCATGGTTTCATCAACGATAGACCAAGTAACGATCTGACCCATACCCTTCATCAAACCATGACGAGGGAAGTTCAACAACATGATGAATGAAGAGAACAACTGCATACCTTCAGTGAACGCAGAGAATACAGCGATGTGTTCAGCAGTTGAAGCTAAAGTCCCATTACGAGAG